ATGCCGAACCTCCCAGATAATGAAGGGCTTGAGTGGTGTTATCGTCCCTGTGCAGGCATACGTGACCTTGGACGCTACATTTTCACTGAGTCTCACGCAGGTGCTTTGGATTCCACGACATGGGCATTCCCTGTAGCAACTGCGATGGGGTGGCAAGTGGACGCCCCACCTACAGGTTCGGATAGTGCATGTTTTCGTTATGGCACCACCTACGTGGACAATCCCAATTCACTAACCAGAATCGATGTAAGCATCAATTCTTTTTCATTTTCTATATACAACGGGAAACGTACACGCACCTACGGGGTTGACACGTCAAATGAGTTAAAAGACCGACTTCTGTATTTCACAGGTGAAATGTCCATTGAGGCATACACTTACATGGCTCAGAGATACTCATTTCAATTTGGGCTACCCGAACAAATGGCCCATCACATTTCACACATACAAAACATCATTGACGAATCATTAAGGGAGGTAAAACAATGGTAACTGGAACGCCAGAATCTGCATGTCAAGACGCGGTAAATGTGTACAACGAAATGACAGCGTTGCGATGTGAGTCCATGGAGCTGCGACAAGACCTGTGCCGCCTCGCTGCTATCGCCGTCGATTACCGGGGCGTGTCAATCACAGAACTAGCTAAACAGCTGGGAGTGTCACGCAACACCGCGCAAACCTACACCACTCAAGGCCGTGCTCTGCTACGTACCGAACTCACAGTGAAGGAAGAAGACTAATGTACCCGTTCCCCTCCCCTGTACCTGTGCATGATATCCACAAGATGTGGATACCCGCGATGCGCCACTTCATATACACCGGTGGCCCCGCGCGTGAGCTAGCCCTATCCACCGCCGCTATCCGCACCACCCCCGTGGCCATTGATATTGAGACCGCTGGTCTTGAGGATTTGTCATTCTACGTCAAATGCTTCACAGCCTCATTTGTGGGTGAGGATGGGGAGACACACGCCCTGTTGCTTGATCCGCGCCGGGAAGACGATGCACAGGCCATAGCCCGCATCATTGAGGAAGCCCTGTTGCTGATTCTCCATAACGCCCCCTTCGATTTGCCGCCGCTCCATCACCTGGGGTGTTTCCCCCTAGAGTGCGTGGACAAAGTGCACGACACCGCCGTGCTATCGCGCATGGCGTTCCCCGATAGGCTAGTGGATCACTCCCTAGCGGCGATGGTCGCACACCCAGATGTAGGTGCAACGGAGATTCCACCGGAAACCATGGCCACAGCGTTCGCAGCCAGGGGCTTTGCCACCCAGCGTGAAGGCTGGGAGGGCATGGATATTGACTCGCTGTCCTACCGGCTGGGTGCCATGGCCGATACCACGGCCACGCTGAGGATCGCAGCCCCTTTACATGAGCTGTGCGTGAGCTTCACCATGTCCAACCCGATTGAGTCCCCTCATGGTTGTACCACCCGTGAGCACGCGGAGCGTCTGATTAATCGTGAGATGGTCACCAATAGGGTCATGATGCGCCGCAACATGCAGGGGCTGGGAGTGGACACAGAGTACCTGGATAACTATTTGGGGGAGCATACAGCGGAGCAGGATAAGAACACCGCCATTCTTGAGGCCGCTGGTATACGTCCTGGTAACGGGGCTGATTTGATCACTGCCCTGCATGAAGCAGGGGAGCTACCGGATAATTGGCCAACCACAAAGACCGGGAAGCTCAAGGCCGATAAGGCCGCACTGGGTGAGCTGCCAGACCACCCCCTTGTGACCGCGCACTTGCAGGTCAAGGAACTGGCCAAAGTCACTGACTACTTGACCAAAATCAAGCGCACCGCGTCGATCACCGGACGCACTCACCCACAAACCCAGATTCTGGGTGCCGCTACCACAGGCCGCATGAGCTACGCAGCGCCACCTTTGCAGCAATTCAGCGCTGCTGCACGTCCCATCATCGTGCCAGATGAAGGCACAGACTGGGTATCTATTGACTGGTCTTCGATTGAGCCTGTTCTTATGGCCAATTGCGCCCGTGACCATGAGTTTTTACGTGGCTTCGACGATCACGGAGCAGACCTATATCTACCTATCGTGGAGCGCGCCGGGGTCGATAGGAAGACCGCTAAGGTGATTTTGCTTGCCAGTATGTACGGGCAAGGGCTGACTTCCCTTGCCGCACGCCTCAAGGTGGATGCCGAACAGGCACGCGAACTGAAGGCACGTGTGTTCGGAGAGATGAAGGCAACCGAACAATTCATGCTGAACATCAAGGTTGCCGGTGGTCGAACAGGTCATGCCATGTCCCCGGCTGGTAGGCACCTGCTTGTGCCCCGTGGACCGGATAGGCAGCTCAAGGATTACGTGGCGGTTAATCAATTTTGTCAGGGTGGTGCCTACGATGTGCTATCCGAATGTGTGAATGAAGTGCACAAGCGGGGCTTATCCGACGCCGTACACATCATCATGCATGATGAATTGATCGTGAGCGCTGATGTAGCTGAGGAAGTGCAGTCGATCATGGAGACACCACCTGAGTGGCTGAACGCATGGGCCGGGAAACAGGTCGTCTTGCGTACCGACGCGAACCCGCTCCACGGCCATTGGGAGTATGTGTGATGGACCATTTGTCGATTTGGGTAGCGTTCTTTTGCCTAGCTACCCTGCTTGTTTTCACCGACCCACCCCGCCGTAGATAGACCAACACCCCCGCCGTCCGATGTAGTGGATAGCGGGGGTGCTTTGTACTAAGCTAAGTACCTGTAAACGTAAAAATGTCCCCGCAAGCGCCAACTTCGGGGACCGACCGAACAGAAAGGGGACTGAAATGCTCGGTAACACCAGCTTAACAGTCGTCTTAGGTTCTACGCCACCCAACACGGCTGATGAACCCGTTTTGTTGAGATTCACCCGCGAATTGTGCAAGCTGCACCTGCCTGTACTGCTCATCCAGCCGGGTACGAAAATGCCGCTTGACATGCGGTCTAGCCATGAAAAGAAACAAGACCCCCGTTCGGGGGTGCACATGGCAACCGACAACCCCACCGTGCTCAAAAAGTACATTCACCGTGCGCGCCGGGATGCTAATGAGAAGCGCCCCAAAACTCACCCGGCCCCGCTGGAACCGAATGCCCCGCTGAACTTTGCCGTGCGGCTGAGGGGTATCGGCTACGTGGTGGTGGACGCTGACACCCCAGAAGAAGTCAACGCCCTCAAGCAGTTCCTAGCCCCTGAGTTCGGAGGGCTAGATAAAGTACCCGCCCCCACCGTTCTCACCCCTGGTGGTGGAGGTCACAGCGGGGGTGGCCACTGGTGGTTTAAGCTACCTGAGACGGTCACCATCTCGGACGATATGCCAGCCGTACACAAAGTCACCACTGAGCACGGGTCATTCAGCGTCTACTTGAATGACGCCTACGTTTTGATCCCCCCGTCCACCCGTCCTGAAGGCCCCTATGTGGCCAACGCACCGGATAACCCGCTGCCCATCACTTTGGCCATGGAGCTAAAGACACGGGAAGTAAGCATCAAAGAAGCAGCGCTTGAGCGACAGCGCCGCGCTGAGGAACGCGCGCAACATCTACAGGCAGGGGATTTCACCCTTGACCAGTCGATAGCTGAATGGGCACAGTCGGTCACCTGGGAGGAACTTCTCACCCGTCACGGCTGGCACGCAGCTGGAACCGTAGACGGCTGTGGATGTGGGATTTTCACCCGACCCGGGGCACCATCAAGCCCCAAATCAGCCACCGCTCATGAAGCCTCATGCAGCCTGGGCCGCTACGACTCGGAAAATGCGCCGCTGCATGTGTGGACAGACAACGCACCTGATGAGATCGCCGCACATATCATCGCACGCAACACTAAGACCATCTCAAAGTTGACGTTCGTCGCGCTCATGGAACATGGCGGGGACATGACCAAAGCGATTAATGCTTTGGGTATCAAAATCCCTATGGACCTGGTGGGTGTTCCGCTGGATTCAGCCCTTATGGCTGCGAATCAAATTGGGGAAGGGGCCACCTCTGCACTCACCGCCGCTGATTCCACCACCGCCCTCACCGGTCCTTCAGCGGTCACCGCTGCCAACACCTATCGACCCGATCCAGAACCGGCCATTGAGCAGGTCAATCAGCCGTGGATTGACCGCGACCGTGACCACGCTGAGGAATTTATAGAGCACATTCCACAGTACAAAGGCAAGCCTAATTTGGAAGGCAACATGTGCGTGGATAATGAATGGGGGGTGATGGTACATGGCCATGACCCAGACAAAGACTACCCAGAGCCGGTAAGCAATCCCATGATGAACAGCGTGGAAGCTGACAACATTCATGAGGATGAGGAAGCCCTTATAGTCAAACATGACGTCATGGTTAGCCCCATCAAGGAAGAACACCACCAATGGGCGCCTGGTCAAGAACAGTTGGGGAGCAAAGACCCGGCTGATGGGATCGATCCTCGCACCGTAAAAGACGTCATGGGCCGGGGAGTCTTCTCCATGTGGGGAGTCAGCACCGGGGTCAACGATGAAGAAATTAAGGCGCTGCAGAAAATCCGCCCCGGATTTGCTGACTGGCAGGGTGAGAATCAGGAAGTGCCCAAAGTCACATGGGATGTGGACGGCCTCATAGAGCACCGTGGATTCACCTCCATCATCGGAACGCCGGGTGCGGGCAAATCATTTGTCGCACTGGATATGATTTTGCACATGGCCACGGGCAAACCGTGGCAGGGCCGTGACGTGCAACAACAGAATGTACTGTACGTCATTGGTGAAGGTCTTCCTGGTGTCATTGCCCGCGTGCGTGAATGGGAAATTAGGCATGAGGAAGATTTGCGCGGCAAATTCTTCATGATTAAAGAACCCATGTTGACAAATGGAAACGCCGCCACATGGGCATGGATGTGTGCGCTCATGCTCAAATACAATATTAAGACTGTTGTGTTTGACACCCTCAGCCGAATGATCGCCGGAACAGATGAAAACTCATCTAAAGAAATGAATCAGGTCATTAACGTATTTGACAAAGTACGTACAGTGACCGGAGCGGGGGTTGTGGTTGTACACCACACCTCCAAAAGTGGAAGTTCCGGGCGCGGTTCAAGCGCGCTGCAAGGTGCGCTTGATAGTGAAATTATGGTCGAAAAAGACCACAAAATCGACAAGCGCGGAGAACCAGTCAAGGACGATAAATGCGTTGGGAAACCAATACGCATTAGGACAACGAAAGTAAAGAACGGTGAAGGCGCTGAGGGTGAAGACAGCATTAAGTTATCCATCACCAAATCCGGTGAATCTGCTCTACTCACAGACCGCGTAGGTAATCTAGGTGCCCCGACTCTAGGGCTTCCTGATGGACAGCCAGCACCTGTAGAAGCGCTCACCGTGGAGGAACAGCTAGCCGCTGCACGCGCTGAGATTGAGCGACTTAAGGCTGAGAACACCGCGCCGGTAGCTGCACCTGAACCACCAGCGGAGGTTATCGACTCCCCAGCTCCTACACGGGTCGCTGTACCAGACCCGGAACCTGAACCCGCGCCGGTGACCACCCCTGCACCTGTGGTGGAACAACCACAGCCAGACGTGAGCCACCTTTTCGGCGTACCGTCCATGGCCCCGGAACTGGTGGAGGAACCAGAGCCAGCACCCGAACCCTTCACCCCTACCCATCTGGTGGAAGGGCTGACAGATGCACAGCTAGAGCTACAGGTCACCACCCCTAACCCCATGCTCGCAGCCCTTGCACAGATGGAGCTGGATAAGC